ATGGTTTCTAGTTCTTCGACGCTTAGAGGGGCTTCTGGTGCGTCTGGGAGGGTTTCTGGGATGATGATGTCTACGGCAGGCTCATCTATCACGGGCAGTTCAAAGTCGGGCAGGTCGTCTACGAAGTCGGGTTCGGTCACGCCGACAAACGGTAGGGTATCTGGTGTCTCAACAGTAGGGTAAGTCTCGGAGGTTTCGTATGGGAGTGCTTCTTCAACTGGTTCTATCACTACTGGGATGGGTTCCATATCTTCTATGGTTGGCAGTTCTATGGGTTCAGGCTGAACCACTACAGGTGGCTGCGCTACTGGTGGTGACACGGGTTCTGTGGTGGTTGTGGTTGGAACAACCAGCGAGGTGGTCGTAGTTGTTGTCGTTGTTGACTGTTCTGGCATGGTCGGCTCTGGTGCTAACGATGTGCTGGTCGGTACGGAAGAAGAACTAGTTGAGTTCTCCACAGAAGTTGTGGTTGTTGTTGACGTTTCTTGAACTGTCGTAGTAGTCGGGTTGGTGACAGGGACAGTCGTTGACGGGACAGTAGAAGTAGTGGTCGTCGTTGTCGTTGATGTCGTGGATGTGGTTATAGATGCCCATAACGACAGGTTACTAATAGACAGATGCCCAGGGGCGCAACAGGTATCTATTGAGTACTGACGGAACGTGAAGATGTCACCCTCGTTCACGGGTATAGACATGGTCCCAGTCGCATTGTTCTGCTGGGTGATAAGCGTGTAGGTGCCGTTGATGCCGTACTGTGGCGGGTCATACACCCAACCATCAGTTGTTTGATACGACCAAGAGAAATCTATTGTGTCCACATCGGCTGGGATTGTGGTCTCAATCTTCACCCAATGTGCCGCACCCGAACATCCGTTCTGGTCGGGACCATGCAAAGTGATGATGTCATCTACAACTTCCACCGAACCTGATGTTGGACAAGACTGGCTGTATTCCCAGTCTCCTAGAACATCGGCTTTAGCGGGTTGCGCGAATAAGGCGAACAGTGCTACTGGCGCAAATATCAGCCAGCGTGAGGTGCTGCGACCCATGCCAGAGTTTCTTCATCCCAAACGAATGACCCCTCTGGTTTAGGTGTTGGTGCTTGCCAATCGTTGTTGCTGTCCAATGTCCATGATGCGTATGGTTGTGGTGCTACGAACTCGTCAGCGGTTTCATCGTAAGTGTAACCAATACTTGCGTACTGTTTACGAATGTTGCCGTTGTATGAAGTGCGCTTACAAGTTTGCCCACGGAAGTTTCCGTACCAAATCTCAGGGTCAAGACCTTCAATCAAATCAGTCTCATCAATCCCTGTGATTACTTCGGTCACAACATTATTGTCATCTAAAAAAGCGTAATGTGCCATTATGCCCAACTCACATTTCCCGTGCCAGCAGTAATCGTGGCAACCGTGTTGCTGCCAAGTGTTGCCGTTGTCCCAGTTAGTCCTGCACCGATAGTAATTGTAAAGTTGCTTGGATACCGAAGAATGACAACACCCGAACCACCTGCTGCGCCGCTAGAACCGTCGTCGTGTCCACCACCGCCACCGCCTGTGTTTACTGCTCCAGCCGTTGCCGTTCCGCCTTCTTTCGCACCATTTCCTCCGCCGCCTAGACCGCCAGTACCGCCAGCATTTGAACCGCTGCTACCTGCACCGCCACCGCCACCACCTGCATAAGCAACCGATGTCCCAGTAATACCGACAGCAACTCCTGTCCCGCCATTACCAGCACGATAATCAACGCTTGCAGTACCAGCCGAACCTGCACCGCCACCGCCACCACCCGTTGCCGAGTTAGCGGCAGGGTCACTACCGCCACCACCTGCAAAACCTTGCCCCGAAGTTCCTGCGCCGCCGTTTGCGGAAGAAGTTGAGCCGCCGCCGCCAGAACCACCAGAAGAACCAGGTCTCACAGAAGCGTCTCCGCCGATTACACCACCAGCACCTCCGCCAGAACTTGTGATTGTGCTAAAAACGCTGTTGCTTCCATTGCTTGGTTTTACACTTACACTCGTTCCACCAGCGGAACCCGCACCAACAGTAACCGTGTAATTGGTTGCTTGAAGCAAACTTAAAGCGGTTTCTAGCGATGAGCCAACTGGTGCAGCCAACGATGAACGTAAGCCGCCTGCACCGCCGCCACCGCCGTAGCCACTACCACCGCCTGCGCCGCCAGCAACGACAAGATAATCAACAGTAAGACTTACCCCTGTGTATGCAGCGATTACTGGGTATGCGGAAATGTATCCCGTGTCACGAGTCCTAGGCATTACGCCCCCAACAACAGTTGCGCTTCATCAGCAGTGATACCTAAACGGGTCAGCAACTCCGCCCGAGCAGAAACTTTAGCGGCTTGCGCTTCGGCTTGTGCTTCGGCTTGTGTCCTCTGTGCGTCAATCAAAGCGGCTTCCTCAGCAGTAGCGTCACGAACGACATCATCTATTTGAACTTTGTAAGTCATCTCATTCCCTAACTGTTCGCATATCCGTACACACGGATAGTGCCGCCTGTAAGTGTGCCTTGATTAAGTGTCAAAGTGAAAGCCGTGAATTGTGTGTTGTTTACAATTTCGTAGAATGATGACATTACATAGTTGTTGCTATTTAGTCGGCTTCCTGCAAATGCAGCAAAAGTATATTTCGCAAGATTTGGTGCTGTAATGTCTGCGCTCATGTGGATACCGCCTGTGCTGGCGTATCCTGCCCACTCAAAATATGCAGTATTATTTGACGCAGCACCAGCAACGCCGCTATCTCCGTAGTTGACAGAAACCGCTGCACCTTGCACACCGCTTGCATTGCTTCCAAGTGTCATTCGGATACCAATTTGTCCTGTTGAACCTATGCCGCCGTTTATCAAAACTTTGTAATTATCGTAAGTGCTGCTAAACACATCCGAAACGGTAATGCTAGAAACTGTAGTACCGATAGTTTGCGTTTTGATAAGTGTCAAGCCACTAGGGTTTCCCCACGCAGAACCCTTATAAACTTGCAGCGTGTCAGTATCAGTCTCCGAAATAATCTGACCATCAAAAGGTGAAGAAGGGCGAGTAGAACTAGTCACGGCATACGCCGACAAACTAGGTACAGCCTGTACTACTTGACCGCTTGTATATCCAGAAGGAATAGGCATAACTTACGCCGCGATTCTATTAACGAAACCGTGCATCACAATCACGTTGGCAGTACCAGCAAACGCACGAACCACCTTCGCCGTAGCATTACCCTGCAACAACAACCCTGGAATTACAGTTACTAAACCTGCTTCAGGAAGAACTGTTACTTCAATGTTGCCATCAGGTGCAGTAGCCTCACCCCACTCAATAGTCAACTTCACCGAAGAAGCAGACGAGTTAACCGCATACAACCAAATCTCATCAATCGTCGTAGCAGTAGCAGAAGCAGTGTGAATCGCAGTACCAGCAGTAGCGGTAGCCGCAACCTTGATACCCAAACCAGTACCCGTAGTACCAGCAGGCTGTAACGCTAACTTAGAAAATGTTGCCATAAATGCTCCTTAACTAAAAACCGATGTAGCGATAATGTTTTGGTCATCATCAAAAGATACTGGCGAAGCCGCCACAGCCCATGTTAGACCATTGGTAGCAGTCGAATCAGCAGTCAACACATAGCCGTTCGTGCCAACAGCCAAACGATTCAAAGTCGAACCATCAGTAGCAAGAATGTCGCCCTTGGTGGTCAACGTGGATGCAACCTTGTTCGCTTGGTCGGCGTCAGTTGCCGTGAACACTGGGTAGCAGGTAGCACCAGCAGAATGCGAAGAAGCAGTAGTGCCATCCACGCCACGAGTCAAAGACGACAACGAAGAACCTGAACGTGACCCAACCAAAACCTTTTCTTCAGTGACCAAACCTGGGTCGATAACCATAAAGAAAGCACCGTTAGTGGTGTTGTTCCAGTTGGTTACATCACCAGTGAGAAGCGCAGAAGAGTCGACAGACGTAATGGAGTTAGTCAGCGTGCAGGCAGGTGCCGCACCAGCGTAAGACCTTCTCGTTGCGTATGCCATTTTATCTCCTAATCTTGTACCGAACGCATTGTAACAGTACAGGTGCCTTCAAGGTCCCAGTTGGACTGGTAGCCGTCTTGCACCTGAAACTCCAAGTCTTCCACAACTACGGAATACGTTTCAGTATTTTCTTGGTAGTTTATCACACGAGGGTTTGTCACCAAATCCCTCAACGCTTGTAGTTCGACTTCAACATCAAAATAGTATTCGGTGTCATGGACAACAAGGCGATGGTGCATGAGGATAGGGACACGGAACACTTGGCTGCGGGCTGGCGAGGCGTATGCTCTAGCCATCCATCGGGTCAACGTCGGACCAGTGGTTGCCGAACCTCTAGCAAAATCTAGTTTGAATTTTGCTTCAATGAACTTGGACTGCGGTCCTGTGGCGACTGCTTCTGTTGACAGGGAAACGTCATGTGGGGACATTGTGGAATATGCACCAGAGTCCAACGAGATGGATGGGGTGATAGAGCCAGACAGCGGGGTGGTTCGCGTGTCGAACTTTGCTACGAACTTGCGGTCAGGGATACCCCAACGGTAGGTTCCTGTAACAAGTTCTGCTGAGGTGACAAGGTTCGCTGTGTCCTCAACATAGATTCCGTCACCCGAAACCGAAAACAATCTTTTACTATTGAACGTTGCTACCGCCAAAACGTTTGAGGTTGATGTGTGCATCAGGTCTGAGGCGTGTGCTGGGGTGTTGCTCGCAATGAACGTGGCTAAATCTAAACGCCCCAATCCTGTTGATGTTCCGTCGTATTGTGACCAGTTGAACCAAACATAACGGTCTTCGGCGATAATAGAGATGACTTCGCCTGTGGTTGGGATGAGCGCACCAGCAGTCAAGTTCGATGCGGCATCAGCAGTAGCGTAACGAACACCCTTGTTTGTCCCAATGATGATGGCACCCAAATACCCGTAAACAACTGTAGGAATTTCACCTGATGGAAGTTCCAAAGCAACAATAGGTATGTCTAGCGTGCCATCGGTTTTCATTGTGATTTTGTAGACTGCGCCGCGCGTGCCTGCGTACCCTGATACGTAGATAGCGTTTTGTCCAGCAGCGAAACTTGTCCAGTTCCATGTCGCTATCGGATGTTCGTAGTCATCCCCACCGATGTTGCCTGTCGGGTCGTAGTACAAGTCCCTGGCGTTCCCGCTTGCAGAATCACCAGAAACCATGAGATGTCCCTTAACAAAATCTACATAATATAGTTCGTGTCCGTAAGCGACGTTTGATGCTACTCCTGCTGCCGTGTATTTCCACAACCCGAAACTGTTGGTCAATCCAGCGTAAGTAAGATAAATGTTTGTTCCATCGGTAGCCATGTCACGTGGCGTGGCTGCTGGCAAACCTGTAGCAGAAGTCCATGTTGGGCTAGAAGCAAACGGGTCTGTGCTGTACTTCAATGTTGCGCCATCAAGCACATACACACGGGTATCTGTGGCAGCAATAAGCAGGTTGGTGTTAGCAGAATTCAACGACTCTTTGACAGTGTTGAGAAGCGTCACCTGACCCTTAGTCCAAGGATTCAAACCCTTAGATGTAAAGAACCTGTAATCCTGTGCTTCGGCGGTATCAGCGTAACGTTGACCTGCGCCATAGTGCCAAGAAGTTTCACCACGACGCCACAATCCTTGCGGGTTAATTGCTGCTTCGCCTGGGCTAGTGGACTGGTCAACAGAATCACGGACACGTGGCTCGAAACCTCTAGTGAACTGATTAGATTTCTGGTCGATGAGGAATGGTCTGCCGTTAATTGCGACAGGAAAAATGTCTGGTACAAGTTGTGTGGTTGTTCCACCAGCAAAGAACTTTGGTGGCGGTGTGAACGCATCTGTGAAACGCAACAGTTGGTTGGACACCGTTTAATCCTTAGATAAGAACGTTGGGTATGACCTTGCGAGACGTGCTGCTTCTGCTTGGATACGGTCACGTCGCAACCGTTGCAAGTTAGTGATGCTGTTACCAACGGCACCCACCGTTACTTCGTCGGCGCGACGTGTGTCACCTTGTGATTCGGTGAAGTTGCGTTTGATTTCACGTGGGGACATTAAACGGATTTGTGTACCAATAGCAAGAATGTCTGTGCAGGTTTCCTGCAAACCACCAGTGCTATTTACATCCACTGATTCGGTTGCAGCAGTCCCGTATGCTGCTTTGTATACAACACGTAGTCTTCCAGGGAATACCCCTTGGTCGAAACGGATTGCGAACCCTGAAGCAAAGTCATCTGTTGGCAGGTCACGCACAAGACGCACCTTGCGTGCTATCGGATAGTCGTCAGTCATATAGCGGACAGACACATTGATGAGGTCAATGATGGATGTAACACCTGTCAGGTTGACCATCACATCTGAACCGTTGTAATCAAGGTTCAATGTTTTGATTTGAAACAGTCCGTGCATCGGTGAGGATAGGTCGGAGATTTCGTCGTTCAACGCTTCAAGACATTGTGCCCGTGGGAAACGTGGGTTGACAGTAACGATGGCTCCTGCGGTGTGTGCGGCTGCTGTTGTGCCGTTGTATCCGCGTTGCACCGTTAAAGTTTTGGTGCCTGTATCCGCCGCCCAAATATAGAACAGTTCCGAATCGATTTCAAAAACCTGTCCGACACGTAGACCTTCCAACGCATAGGTGACAGTGACACTTGTATCAGAACTGGTGATAGTTGAGACAAGTTTGTTGCGAGCCTCAACCGTTCCAGACAGTAGTTGCCGCAACGTCCTATCGATGACGGTTGCTGCTGTGGTCATTACTTCTTTTTCTTAGCCTTGGCTTTCATCTTCATCGGCTTGCCAGTTTTCTTGGCTTCCGCCTTAGCCATTGCCACGCCTTTTGCACCATAACCAAATTCTTTTTTCCCGACCATTGGCATAATTTTTCCTTTCAGAGATGAGACGAATAGATTATCACGAACTAGCAGTCCCATTTCCGCAAAGCCAAAGCCTTACGAGTAGGTCTACCTTTCGCATCCTTCATTGGACCTGGCATCCCGCCCATCCGTGCGCAAAACGATTTACGGCGGGCAGCATCCTTCGGAGATTTCTTTGCCTGCGCAGCCGACACAGGTGGTTTCAGATTCATCCCCTGTGCTTTAGCAGAGGCTCGACCTTTGGCGTTCAAACCGCCAGCAGGGTTTTTGCCTTCTTTGCGTTGCCAAGCGGCAGTCTTAGCCACGTTTCATCTTCTTTGCGGCAGCGTTATCAACAAGGTTCGGATATGGGCGACCAGCCTTTTTCGCACGAGCCTTGGCAGCGGTCTTTTGTGCTGGTGTTAATGGCGTAGATTTTTTGTTTGGGTTTTTTGTTTCCCAAAATGCTTTCTTCTTCATGGCTGCTCCAACAAGTATCCAGAGTCCCGTAGGACGTTCCGTACGTTTAACACTACAGGATAGGTTACACCTGGTTTCAAGTCTATATTGTGGCTACCAATAATGGCTTTGATTTTGCGGTTGACCTGTATTTGACATATCGGTTCCAGCGGGTTCCATTCCCCTGATGCGTGTCGGTTGGATGGTTTGATGATTTGCAAAAGTTGGTTTGCAGATGTGTCCCAGTTGAAGGCTTCTGTTTTGATGGAGTTGGTTTGGGCTTGACGGTGGTATCGTTCACGGTTTTTGCCGATATCTATGATGGCTTCTGCTAGGGCATCGCTGTCTGGTTCGTCCCAATCTCCCATGTTTTTCCATGTGCCCTTGTTTGTTGGGACAGGTGTGGTGGGGATGCGGTGGGTGGCTAAATCAGAAAACTCTCTATGACCATGTGCGTCAGAAACGATGGTTGGTATTCCTGCCGAGATTGCTTGGAGTGGCATCAGTCCGAATCCTTCCCCGCGTGACACCGATACGAAGCAGTCCATTGAGCGAACTAGGTCGCGTTCTTCTTCTTCGGTCATCCATTGGTCGTGGAGTATGACGTTGGGGTAGTTGAGGTTCGATGGTGCTGATAGGTACGGTGGGACTATTTTGATGTGGAGTTCTGTGTCGGGTAGGTTGAGTTTGAGGAAGGTTTCTAAAACTACGTCTAGTCCTTTGCGGTACCATTCGGAGCCGCCGCATAGTATTTTGTATGTTTTGGTTTGTGGGATGGGTTTGGGGTGCCATATGTTTCGGTCAACCGCCAATGGTATTACGTGAACGTTAGGGTGGTGTTGGGAGAATAGGTCAAAGTTGTGCAAACTTGGAACAATAATTTTTTCAAACTTATCTAGGTAGTCGGTGAATTCTGCTGGCAGGAAATTTGTTTCCCACATAGTGAGCAAAGTTGCCTTCTGGTTTTGCAGCCAACCGTTAACCATGTTTGGTTTTAGCGCAAACACAACATGTTCGGCGTCATCACACAGGTTTACTTTGCTGGCTAATGCTGTCTTGAGTCCGAGAACCATTTTCCCGTACCCGACTTTAGGGATATCAACCCCAACAAGTTTTAGATTGTTGGAAGAATACCTGTCTCCACTTGCCATCCTTCTTGTGCTCTTTTCTCTACGTTGGCAGCACCGTCAATCCTCTTTGGTTGTAATCCGTTTGCGCGAAGACGTTTGTATGCTGGCATATCTTTATTCCAGTTGCGTTCTGTTGTGTTGACTGCGGCTACCTTAGCCCCACGGGTGGTGGTG